TGAGCTTACCTAATTTACAGTTTTGGAATTGCATGGATTTTGGTGTAGTTTCTTTACATAAACAATTTATAGGGTCAATGGATTATGAAGTTTTTACAAGAAATCATGGACTACAAAAAGGTTATTATATAGCAACCATTGATAATTATCATTGTGATCCAGATACTGTTGACTACAGTACAAGTGAAACCCCTGCTGAACACAAGAGCCATAATTTATTAGAATTAGAAAACGGACAATTTTGTTTATACCCTAATAACAGAATGAGAGTATATGATAATAGTCTTACACCTGAGATACCGCTGACACCTGATTTCAAAGTCAGCACAGAGTATTATCAAGTTGAAAATGGAAATGATTGGGGAAGACTTGGAGATACTGATGAGTATTTTTGGAAGACCCCTGAGGAGAGTAAAAATGCCGACAAAAAGTAAATCACCAAAACCTACAAACCCTACACTATACGCTAAAGTTAAGGCTGAAGCTAAAAGAAAATTTAAAGTATACCCATCAGCATATGCTAATGGTTGGTTAGTAAGAACCTACAAAGCGAGAGGCGGTAGTTACAGATAATGGCTAAACCTTCTGGAGGACTTACTGCTTGGTTTGGTAAAGGACCTAAAGGTGATTGGGTCAATATTGGTGCGCCTAAAAAAGATGGAAAATTTCAACCGTGTGGTAGAAAATCAGCAAAAAAAGGTGGAAAGTATCCTAAATGTGTACCTCGAGCTACTGCTAATAGAATGACAAAAGCTCAAATTAGAAGTGCCGTTGCTCGTAAACGTGCGGCAGGTAATCCTGGTGGAAAACCTAAAATGGTTTCAACTTTTGCTAAAAGAGGCAAGAAGAAAAAATAGGCTATGAATAAAAAACCTAAAGTTAATATTTCAAAATTATTAAAAAAATATAAATCTGGAAAAAGTATTGGCTCTACAAATCGAGCAAGGCTAGTTGCAAGAGGTTTAGTTGCTAGAAAAAGTGGCCCACATAAAGGTAAAAAGAAAGATCTTGGTAAGAGAGGTAAAAGTTAATGTATAAATGTGTTAAAGAAGATTGTAATTGTTTAGTAGAAGAAGAGTTTACTCACTGTAGTCATGATTGTCAAGATGGCAACAATTGTGGTTGTGAAGGATGTGACTGTGGCTCCGAGGATTCCTAGAAAAAAAGGCCAACCAGCAGGTTCTAAAAAACACAGCGATCTATATACTGATGAAAACCCAAAAGGTACTATAAAAAAATTAGGATTTAAAACTGTAGCTACGGCACAAGCTAGTGTTCGTAAAATAAAAGCTTCAAGCCGATCTCATGCTCATAAAACTCAAGCAGCAATTGCTATGGAACAGAGGGCAAGAGTTATGGGTAAGGTCGGAGCTGCAGCCGTTTACAGAAGATTTATCAATGCGCAGAAAAAGATTACTGCAAAAAGGAGAAAAAAATGATTACTTGGATTAAAAACAGAATTAAAGAAATGACAACTTGGAATGGTTTTGCATTAATTGCTGTAGGTTGTGTAATACTGCTTGCTGGAGCATTTGTTGAGTATGCTGCCTACGCTGCTATAGTATATGGTGCCTGGTCTGTATGGAAGAGTGAATAAATGGGTGAATATAACAATAAAATAATGGCTGAATTTAATCCACCACGTAAGTGGATTCTTGGTAGAGAACTATCTTATGCTACAGAAGGGTTAGATTCTGACGATGTAAATGCACTTATACAAATAGGTGTTAATATGACTAAAAAACAAATTGGACTTGAGTTGTGTGATCAGATTACAATAAAAGCAGGCTTTGTTACAGATTTAGCATCAGTTCCAAGAGCCATGTGGTGGTTAATTGCTCCTTTTGATGTAGCAAGAGCTGCTATTATACATGATTTATTATATAAAACAATCAGACAATATCGTTGGAACAATAAAGATTCAGAAGATGACAGCTTAGTTAAAAAAGCAAAAATTGCAGCTGATAAAGTATTCTTACTTGGAATGAAAGATGCCGAACCTAGAATACCAAAATGGAAAAGTTACCTGTCGTGGAAGGCAGTTGACTTATTCGGTAACGGCTCTATAATTCCAACCAAAGATAATATTTAATGGTATATAGAGCTAGATGCAATTGCCCTTCTTGTAATTATACATATGAAATATGGTTAGAACAAGGTAAGACTTGTTTTGATGATTTAGTAACTTGTGATAGATGCAATACTTTATATGATCCTTTAGATTTTATTTCTCAGTTTTTAGAACTACGAACAAATGCTACAATCAGTTCTAAATTAATACACTCCAAAGTATAATTCAACTTGCTAACTCCTATATTTTTTGATATATTTAGTTATATTAATTAGTAGGAGATAAATATGGCAAGAGGTAAAAGAAAAAGTGGCGATACTTACACTTCAAAAGGTGAAAGACCTAATGTGTCTAGAAGTATAACAAAAGCTACTAGAAGAGTATATATAGCTACCCCAATGGCTAGACTTAATAATCAAATTAAAGCTTGGTTACAAAGTAAAAATGTTATGCTCACGATTCCAAACCCCAATAAAAAAGAAACTAATAAACCAATGATTAGAGTTCCAGCTATTGAAGTTTGGGGACGACCTAAATCTATGCAAGTCAAGATGAGGAGTTAATATGTCTTCTAAAAGATCGCAAGGAGCAAATGCTAATTACTCAGGTAAAGGTTTTGAACAAGATTGTAAAGGTTGGTTGGAGAGTCAAGGATATGAGGTATCAAAATATTCTTACGAGGCTCTTTGGAACAATCCAGACACAAAAAATTTAAATTCAACTGATGCTTGGTTAAAAGAGTACGGTATTCAGATAGAGTGTAAAAACCAAAATGGTCAAGGAACTGCAGATCAGAAATTTGGTACTGAATTATGGAATGCTCTTAAAAAAGTAGAGTGTAAGCACTATGCTATTGTTTACGGAGGGTCTTGGTGGGATAAAGGTAGAGGATTAGCTATCTACTATGCGGCTAAAGACATGGCTGAAGAACTTTCAGCATTATCAGACAAAAAACTTCATGTTTTTAAATTTGAAGAGTTCAAGGAGTGGTTATTTGAGCAGACAAAAACAAGGTGTGCGGCTTAACGCAACCGATTTTTATCCAACACCTAGTTGGTGTTACAAAAATTTAGAGATAGATTGGACTCAATTCACCTCTGCACTTGAGCCGTGTAGAGGGGATAGTCGTATATATGACTGGTTAAAAACACACATAAGTGACGTAGACTATTGTGAAATCAGAGAAGACCGTGACTTTTTAGAGTATAAAACAGAACGAGATTTGGTGTTCACTAATCCTCCGTTTTCGCTGGCACAAGAGTTTATAGACCGATCTGTTTCAATCTCTAACACTGTATTTATGTTGTTACGTATTAACTATCTAGGTTCTATTTCACGTCATGAGTGGTGGAAATCACAACCTCCTGTAGCAATGTATGTGTTATCAAAACGACCATCATTTACAGGTAAAGGAACTGATGCTACAGACTATGCTTGGTTTGTTTGGGATAAAACTGAGCGTATTACTCGAGGAATACATTTCGTATCTCCTCCCTCTAAACAGCAAGCCACAGAAGACAATAAACTATGTGCAGAAGCACTAGCTACAATGGAGAATTAATATGCCTGAAGGTCCAGAATGCACTAGAACTGCAAAACAAGTTAATCGATATGTTAGAGGATTAACGCTAGTCAATGTTAATATCATTTCAGGTAGATATACTAAAAAACTACCTGATGGCTTTGACGAGCTTATGAGTTTTTTACCCTTAAAAGTTAATGAAGTTACTGTTAAGGGTAAGTTTATTTACTGGTTATTAGATAAAGAAATTAGTATTTGGACTACTCTTGGCATGACTGGGAATTTCAAACTACAACCATCTAAACATACACGTTTAGCATACTATTTTGATGATGGGAGCGCTGTTTATTATAACGATCAACGAAACTTCGGTACTACAAAATTTTGTTTTAATAGTCACTCTTTACTTGCAAAACTTGATAAGATAGGGCCAGATATGTTAAATAACCCTTGCACACTTGAAGAGTTTAAACTCAGAGCGAGTAAAAAACCTAAATGGTCTGTTGTAAAATGGCTTATGGATCAAAATCAAATCAGTGGCGTTGGAAATATTTATAAAAGTGAATCACTATTTTTAGCAGGAATATCTCCTTATAGAATAATGGAATCACTAACAACTAATGAATTGGAGAAATTATATAATGCGATATGCAAAATTTTACAATCAGCCTACCAAGATGGTGGAGCTACTATTCGTAACTACAGCGATTTATACGATAATCATGGGAAGTATACTGCTTTCCCATCTAATATAGAAAGCATACTTGAAGCTCGTTGGGATAACAAAGTTATGTGCTACGGTAGAAAAGAGGACATATACGGCAATCCTATCCAAAAAGTAACACTTGACGATCAACGTACAACTTTTTGGAGTCCGATAGTACAATCATGATGGAAAACTACTTAAATATACTGGTGAAGTTCTACTTTGGTAATTAATATTTAACTTGCAACTTTCTCTTTAATTTAGTATAAATAAGTATGAAAAAAACTAAAAGCAAAAAACTTATAGAAAGTGAGAGAGCCCATGCTGCCTTTTTGGCTAGAGTTGGGTACACCCCCAAAAAACGTAGATTGGTTAGCACAAAACCGTTGGTCAAACAAAATACTCCGTACGTTAGGCCTGGCAGTGGTGTGTCTTGTAGCAATACCGTTTGTGCTATAAGCTATAAGAATAAAAAAGTCGGTGTACAAAAATATACTGTTGCTCCTGCTTACAATAAAGGTGCATATCAGTTAATTACTAAAGAAAATGTAAAGGATATAGGAAAATGAAAGTTGGAGATCAATTATTAAAAGCTGCTTTAGCACAAGCTAAAGGAGAATTAGAAGTTCACAAAGCAAATATTTTAGTTTATCAAACAATGCCAGCAGGTATTGGTGAGCATGGTGATATAACTGAAGCTGTGATAGCGGAACTCGATAAAATGTCTGCTGCTAATGATAGAATAGAGATGTTAAATAAATATTTTGATGTGAAATGAAAATAGCAGAAAAAATTAAATTTAATAAATTCGCATTTGATTATACAAATGCGATTGAAAAGAAAATAAGAGATTATACTGATTTTAGTACTTTTGCTCTAGCCTCCGCAAAATTTGACTGGAGTGAGAGAAGAACTAGATCAAGGGGCGGAATGTACGCTTGGGGTCTAGGAATTAGTATAGGAATGCATGGTGCAACTAAGTATGATCCCGAAGGAGTGCATAAAGTATATGAATACAGATCCTACACCGCTGATCCTATTATTGGTTCCATTTATATTCGTGATCCTATCCATGGCTTACGTATGATTATTTTACATGAACTTGCTCATACCATGCAATATTATCATTATAAAAAACATAACTACCGTTGTACACCACACGGTAAAATGTTTAAAAGATGGTATAAGATGTTACGAGTAGACTTTTTAAATGACGACCTTCCAAACCAAATCGTAGCAAAAAATGAGTATGAAAATCAAATAAGTAGTCTTGTTGCATGAAGATTTTACACGGACTTTTTGATTTACAAAAAGTAGTTTTGTTGCGAGATAAAGATGAACCCTTAGTACACACTTCTGGCTCTGATAACACTCGTGTAAATCAGTATTTTTGCATGAATTTTAATGATGAGATCATTAGAAGTAACTATGAGTATGAACCTAAAGTTCTTAGATACGCTTCTATGATGTTACAAGATTTTTTACAAAATGGTCAATGGGATAATCCTATATCACTTTTCATAGATAGAACCATGACTATTAGAGCACATCCAGGTGCTTCACGCGTTTTATTGACTAGATTCTTAGGCATTCAAAAAGTTAAATGCATTACCGTCGCACAAGAAAATGAATTTCAATACTTTCCAGAAATGGTACCTATTACCAAAAAACAATTTGAAAAAGAGTATCCAGATTTAACTGTAGAGGCACTACCTAAAGAAAATGATGAGTTCGATCACTTTGAAATTAGACCGAAAAACTTTAAATGGGGAACATACTACACAAGAATTAATCAAGATATTCAATACGGTAATAAAGTACTTCTATCTTTATCTCATGATTTACCTGTTTATACTGATATGACACAAGAACAATTAGATGATTTAGTTACTTGGCAAAAACCTGGGTTTATGGATTCTTATCTAAATTCATTTTATAATGAGCAAAACCGATCTAGGTACAATAAAAAACCAATGAGACTAATTAAAGAACCTTTACAAAATATATCACAAGCAAAAGATAAGTATAAACACGGTTGTATACTAAAAATTGATAAAAAAATTCAATATAATCCATGGGAGTTATTAATTTTTATTCACTGTCGCTTCTCAAAACTTTGTACTTCTGATAAGTCTATAGAGTTGATACATTTAGGAGCTGAAGGACAACCAGAAGGAATTTTACCAGATAGGTATAGTAATGAAAACTATAGAGGCACAAAAAGTAAGTTTAGTGTTGCCTTTTAATAAATTTTAAGTTATTATAAAGATAATTCAGTGAAACTCCTTGACTTTATAGCAAGAGTTTCATCAGAGGGGAGAAAGGCAGGTAGCTTTGGTTATCTGCCTTTCGTTTTTATATAAACTTTTAAAAATGTAATAAAATTGTAATATTTATATGATATAATCTTTTTAAATGAGAGTTCAGACGTGATGTAGCTAAGGTAGCGTTTGACCTCATCTTTTTTTAGGAGATATTGTATGAAAAAATTAATTTTAACTAGCGCACTATTAGTGAGCTTTGCTACAACAGCAGTAGCTAGAGATCAGTTAAGTATTGCAGGCTCAAGTACTGTGCTTCCATTTGCGAGAATAATCGCTGAACAAGTAGGAAAGAATCCAAGTACACCAACACCAGTTGTAGAATCAGGTGGTTCTAGTGTTGGTAAAAAAGGTGTTTGTGATGGCATAGGCACAAAGTTTATCGACATCGGAAATGCTTCTTCAAGAATGAAGACAAAAGAATTAAAATACTGTGCAAAGAATGGTGTTAAGTTGACTGAAATCAAAGTAGGTTATGATGGTATTGTTGTTGCAAGCAGTAAAAAAGGTATCCAATTAAACATTAGTAAAGCAGATTTAGCAAAAGCATTAACTGCAAAAGTTCCAGTAGACGGTAAGATGGTAGACAATCCATATAAAAAATGGAGTGATATTAATCCAGCACTTCCAAATTTGGATATCAGAGTGTATGGGCCACCAACAACATCTGGTACAAGAGCATCATTCGTTGAAATGGTAAATGAAAAAGGCTTTTGTAAAAAGAGTAAAGAAGTTAAAGCTATTGGTTATAAAGCAAAGAAATGTAGAGCTATGAGAACTGACGGTGCATTTATTGAAGCAGGTGAACAAGATAACCTAATTGTACAAAAGTTAATTGAAGATCCAACTGCCTATGGTATTTTTGGTTTTAGTTACTTGGATCAAAACAGTGACACTCTTAATGGTGCAATCATAGACGGCGGTGAGCCAACATTTGAAGCAATTGCAGACGGTGACTATGCAGTATCAAGAGCATTGTTCTTTTATGTTAAGCACCAGCACATAGGTGTGGTACCAGGCATAGAAGAGTATATGGCTAGTTGGAAAAAGAATTGGAACGAAGAAGGCATATTATCAGATGCTGGTATGATTCCAATGCCAAAACAAGAAAGAACAAAGTATGCAAAAGCAATGAAAGAATTACCAGTGCTTACTGCAGACATGCTTAAGAAGTAGAAAACACACATCTTTATTAAAAAAGGAGCTTGCCATAAGCTCCTTTTTTTGTTATTATAATATATAATAATCAGAGAGGTGGTAATGCAATATGTTATTAGGCGAACAAGATATTCATCAGAGATTACAAAGTTTGAAGACCGTACTTATCCTTCAGGCACATACACTATCACAGATACTAGGTGTTTTTGCCCTGCTCGGACTCGCTCTTGTAAGCATATGAAGATTTATCGCCACTGGAAACGAAATGGCATGAAGATAGGTGTTGTGTATAACGACTCTGCTAATGAGATCGGTAACTTATTTTCTTGAAATTTTTTAAAAGTATGTTAATATAAATTATAACTCGTTCGAGCTTTGCTTGGAAGTAGGAATTATCCGAAGGAACGCATCTTTGTAAAGGAGGTGCATCATGGATAAATTTATGCTATACCAGTATCTCAAACTTATTGAGAGCTATAAGCGCGCACAAGTTTTTAAAATAATTAATTTTAAAACTGGTTAGGAGTAGCTATGGAAGAATATTCAGTAATATTTGGAAATCTACAAGACGGCATTTATCGAGTTGTCACAGGTTTTGATTCAGAAGAAGAAGCTGTAGACTTTCTTGAAGATGAGGGAGAAGATGGTTTTGTCATAGAGTCAGAAACTTTTGATCCTGATGATGACTACGATGAAGAATATTTAGAAGATGAAGAGGATACGTAAGTATCCTCTTTTATTTTTTAGTTGACAATTTCTTAAAAATTTTTTATACTTATTGTGTAAGTTGCCGTTAGGGACTTACTAAAATTTCTTGCTGTTAAAAAAAGGAGAAAAATATGACAGGACATTTTGCTATTAGAAAAGCTGGTTTTATCGGCTTTGATCACATTTTAAATGAATTAGAGAGAATTTCAGAACATGCTCTCGATCACTATCCACCCCATAATATCGTAAAATACAGCGATAGTAATTTTGCAATAGAACTTGCTGTAGCAGGTTTTAAAAAAGATGAGGTGCACTGTGAACTAAAAGATGGAATACTTACTGTTTCAGGTGAGCACAAATCTTTGGGCAGAGAGATGATTCATAGAGGTATCTCAACAAAGAAATTTAATCGTGAATTTCGTCTGTCTGAGCACACGCAAGTGGCTGGAGCTAAATTCGAAGATGGACTACTTGTAATTGAACTTAAAGTAGTTATCCCAGAAGAACAGCGTCCTCGTAAAATTAAAATTCAATAAACGAGGAGAGTCTTATGACTGCTATTACAACTACTTGGGACTATACCTGCTCATTCTGTGATGCGGTAGGTTCATATTTTAAAAAATCACTAAAAAACTTGATGCTTGCAAGACAGATGTCTGCAAATAGACAAGTTGCTCGTGATTTAGTAGGTTTAGGTTTTTATCAACAAAAAGAGTATGATCAAATACTCAGAGAGATGAATACTAGAACTGCAGACGAGTATCACGGTAAGTAAATATGTGGCCTTATACTGAGGAAGAAACTAATTACTTAAATAATCCTAAGAATGATTGGGATTATGATACTTATGGGCATGGCGCCTAATACTTTTTAAAGAGACGAGTAATCGTCTCTTTTTTATATTCCCCCGAAAAAGGAAACAATAATGAGAAAAATTTTATTAGCTACTACTTGTTTAGTAGCACTTACTACTTCTGCATTTGCAGATTTTACTATAAGCGGAAAAACAGAGTTTAACTATCAAGTTTGGAATGATGACATTGCAAATACTGGTGGAGCAAATGACTCTAAAATGACTAATGATACTACTATTACTATCAAAGCCAAAACTGTACTAGATTCTGGTATTACTTTAGGAGCAACTCTTTTAGATATGGAAGACGGAGTTCATGATACTGATGGAATTGGTATGTACATTAAAAGTGATTTAGGAAAAGTTACATTTGGCGGTAACTCCGTTGGTGATTCTTATTCTATAGAAGGCTTGGTAGCTGGTGATGACTATTACGGTAGTGGTACCCCAGAGTATGCAGGTGGTGAAGAGATTGGAGTGTCTGGTGAAGAAAATGGTATTGGGTATCATTTAGAAACAGATATTATCTCTGCCGGTATCGGCTTTATTGATGCAGGTACTACCTCATCAGATGATACTATAAGCTACGGTGCTAAAGCTAAGTTAGGTTTTACTACTATTCAAGCTGCATTTGAAACTAATGATAATAAAGACAATTTATCTATAGGAACTGTTACTGAGCTTGTTGGTAATAAAATTACTGTTGCTCAAAACTCTTTTAAAGATGATGCTGGTACATATGATTACACTGGTAATTCTATAGGATTTGAGAGAGATTTAACAGATACTTTATCTATCGCTGCTCATTATGCAATAGCTGAAGATGATAAAGATACTGGATTTGAGTTTAATCAAAAAGCAGTTACTATCACCAAAGATATTGTAACTGGTTTAAAAATCCATGCAACATATACAGATTATGAAGAAAAGCAAACTGGTGGAGCCGCTAACGACGAGACTGGCACATCATACAATTTCGGTGTTACTGCATCCTTCTAATAAACTCTATATTTGAAACGAACTAAGCCGCTTATGCGGCTTTTTTCTGTTTGACACTCTGTTAAATTTTGTCTATAATTCAATTATGAAACCAAAGATTCTTATTTTATACCCAAATATTCCTTTAATGATGACCCCAAGCATAAGCATTGGGTTGTTTACTGCTATCCTCAAACGAGAGGGTTGTATGGTTGATATATTTGAGACTACAGGTTACTCAGAAGACTATGGAGGAATGGCAGCTGATCGTGCAAAGATTGGCGGCACAAGGGCTTTTGATTTTAAAGATTTAGGTGTAGATATTCGTAACCCTGCTAATATGTTAAGTGACTTTAGAAATAAAGTGATAAGTTTTAATCCTGATTTTATACTATGCCATGTAGTAGAAGATGTATTTAAACAAGCCTGTGAACTTTTAGAATCAATTTCAGACCTCGAAATACCACATATAATAGGAGGCGTATTTACTTCTGCTGCACCAGAGGTGGCTATTAAACACCCTGCTGTTAACATGATTGGAGTATTTGAAGGGGAGAGAACTGTTGTTGAGATTATACAAAGGCTAAAGTCAAAACAAAATTTTGAGAAGATAAAAGGAACTTGGACCAAAGGTAAATTAGGTATCATACAAAACCCACCTCAACCATTATCAGATATAAGCGATGTCATTCCAGACTATACTTTGTTTAATGAAGTACGATTTATAAGACCTTATGGTGGTAAAATATATAAAACATTTCCTGTAGAAACTTATAGAGGCTGCCCTTATAAATGCACTTACTGTAACTCTCCATTTAGTAGGACATTTAGTAAAGAAAATGATTTAGGTAACTTCTTACGCAGAAAGTCAATTCCTAGAATACAAGAAGAACTTCAGATTTATATGGATTTATACAATCCCACATACTTTGCGTTCATGGATGACAGTTTTCTTGCTAGACCAAAGAAAGAAATTTTTGACTTCTGTGAGATGTATGAAAAACATTTTAAATTACCTTTTTGGTTTAATACTAGAATTGAGAACTGTAGACCTGAGTATCTTAAAGCACTTAAATCTGCTGGAGTCCACCGTATGCAGTTTGGTATGGAAAGCGGCAATGAAGAATATAGAAAAAAAGTTTTACAGAGAGATATCCCAAACAAAACCTATCTTGAATATTTTGATTATATAAATGATTCTGATATAGCATATGTACTTAATTTAATTATAGGTATGCCGGGAGAAACTAGAGAGTTAGTATTTGATACTATACGATTAGCTAAAGCTGCAAGAGGTTATGATGGTCTCACAATTAGTACTTTTATTCCTTATCACGGCACTGTGCTTAGGGACATTTGTGTAAGAAATGGATGGCTAGACCCTAACTATATGAGTTGCGCTACTCATGGTTTGCAGGAAGATAGTGTCTTACAAATGCCTAAACCTTTTTTACAAAAAGAGGAGATAAATAGGTTAAAGAATACAATAAACTTGTATTGTTTTTTTGATGAAAAGGACTGGCCAGAGATTAAATTAGCAGAGTTTGACGAAGAAAAACGTGACAAATTATATGACATCTACAGGAAAGCTTTTCTTGGAGAATTTCAAATGGGTGGATCTACTAGAATTGGCTTAGGAGCAGGAGCTTGTAGAGTAGATGAAAAAGTTTTATTCTCTGTGCTTAATACTAACCCTTTGAGAGAACAAGAAGTGGTTATGCTAGTGTGAATGTAAAAAAAGAAAGAACAAGTCAATATTCTGTGTTTGAAGATAGAATGTCGGCAGAATACCCCACCTCTTCATTGATGATAGTTGACATAATGTTAACTGAGCTTTGCAATAGAACTTGTGACTTCTGTCCTCGTGCTGTTGATTATCCTAACTTAAACTTACATATGGATTTAGACTTGTTTTCAAAAATCTGTGATGATTTATCTGATGTTTATTATCAGAATAGAGTGTTACTATGTGGTTTTGGTGAAAACTTACTCTATAAAAATATATACGAAGCCGTACAAATGTTACGCAGTAAGCTACCTTATAATGAATATCTTCAAATTGTTACTAATGGAGATAGACTTACAAAAGATATTATACTAAAACTTTATGAATCTGGACTAAATAGGATTTATGTAAGTTGCTATGACGGTATCGAACAAGTAGAACATTTTCAATCACTATTTGATGAACTCAATATTGATAATAATAACTATTACTTTATGCACTACTATAAACCTCCTGAAGAGAACTATGGTTTTGTACACTACTCTAATCGGGGAGGTAAACTCTTTAATGACACTAGTTATCTAAACCGTGGTTGTAACTCTCCCTTTTATGCAATGCAGATAAATTGGGATGGAAAAGTACTTCTATGCTCTCATGATTGGACAAAGAGTGTAGTGTGTGGCGATTTAAAAACAGAATATTTAAAAAATATATGGTTACATTCTCCACAGTACAAACAATATCGATCAATGCTTATAAATAAAAGAGATGTTGGCCCGTGTAATAAATGTAACGTAGTTGGCACTTTATATGGTGATAAATCTAGAGAGTTGTTGCATAACGCTTAAAGTTGTGTCATAATTATAAATAGTCAAAAAACGGAGTAAAATATGCAACCTAGTATAGAGTGGGCAGTAGCCCTTTTTATTGTCATTTCTATAATCTATTTTGTTGTTTCTTAGGGAGAAATTAGATGGAACTATTATTTTTAT